CACCGTCCGCACCCGTCACCTTCGTCATGTAAACACCCAGACTGTTCGCTATCATCGTGCTCAGATCCTCCTGCGTTTTGGCGCTTTCGCCTATCTTGCCCTCGAGACGGTCCGACGCCTTTCCTATGTCACGGCGCACCTGCTTTGTCTGCGAATCCGTCATACCACCCAGTGACTGATACGTGCTTTTCTGCTCGGTCTCGCCCTTGCCGTCAAGCGACGTACTGCCGTTGAGCCTGTATTTCCAATTCGTTATTATGCTGTAATGCTCCGCACCGTTTCCATCAATATATATAATGCCGTCAAGCGGATCGAGCCACGGCATGGCGGGCGTTTTTGCCGAAAACGGACGGTAAGAAAATCCATCAAGCCGTCCGGCAAGCGCCACCGCAACGCTGTCCGCATCATGTGTCAGCAGACCGTTGCCGGATACCGTTATACGGCTGCCGTTGCCCTCTCCGTGCGACACTGTGCCGTCATCCGTCTCAACATCGACACCGGATATCACAACATCCTTTTCCCATAAGTCGGCACCCTGATACCGCGCAGAACCGTCAAGGACCGTCTCTGCTGCCCGATACCATCCGAACGCAAGTTTACCCTCGCGGTCTATGAACGCGCAACATCCGCCGAGCTCCGCTATCTGCCGCACGACACGCCTGTATGTCAGCGAGTCGTCATCACCCACGGTACTTATCTCATAGTCGGAATTCAGAAGCTCCGACATATCACCCGCTGGCACACCGCACTTTTCGCAGCAATAAGCCGCAAGCGCAGCGGGAGTAACGGGAAATGTCAGCCCCGAAGCGTCAAAGGGCACATCGAACTTCACCATACGGTCAAGCGCCGAAAGCGATATGCTGCGCTGCTTGCGCGGAGGCTCGTCAACGGTAAAATACCCGATGGGAAGCCAATGCACCACAGCCTTCTCCCATGCGTGCGCATCCCATTTCTTCACACCCACACGGAGGAACAGCTCAACGCCCTCAAAATTCACGCCGTCAAAGCGCCCGTCGCGGTTGTCGAGCGTCAGGTCGAGCTGTGCCGCCGCAACGGAACCGATATCTATGCGCGAGCCGTTCGAGGTGTATCTGTCTACCGTCAGACCGCCCTCCCGCACGTCCGTTTCGGTGAGCTTTATCTGTCCGTCCGCGCTCGTCAGCTCGCACACCTGTCTGTAATCCTTCAAAAACAGCCGCTTTACATCGTCACCGACGTTATACATCAGTCAAAATCTCCTTCCCGCGCCTCAGCCGTGCGCTCGATTATGTCGAAAGAAAGACCGCTCCACACACCGAGCTTTGCATTGTAGAGCGGCGCGCTCCTGTCCCCCACGTAGAATTCCTTTGTGCGGTAGCCTCCCGCGTGCGGATCAAGGTAGCACACCGATATGTACTGCGGCGCGAATGGCGTCAGTATGTGCGACGCCTTCTCGGTGGTTATGTTCTGCCACGAAAGCTGAAGCTTCACGCAGGAGCCGAGGCGCATCTTGTGCATCTTCGTGTCCTCGGTGCGTCCGGCATCGGAGGCGGAAACATCGTTCTCGCTCCACTGATAGCCGGACGGACAGGGAACGGACACGTCATCCACCGAGCGTATCGGATTGTTTTCGTCTTCGTAAAAATCCATATACGTCCTCCTTATTAAGTGCCGAGCGGGATCACCACACGACCGTCACGGCGGTTGCGTCTCTCGGCGGCGCTTATGTGCCGTTCGGAGCGCACCGTGCCGTCGGCATCGACTATCTGTATCACGACGTCACCCTCTCCGCGACCGCTCGCAAGCATAGCCTCATATACGCCCTGCCGTATGCCCTCAACGATCTGTGCGTTGTTTGCCACCGCAGTGCGTGAGCCCATCGTCCCGACCATTTCGGGACCCGCCTCGCGCGCGATGAACAACTGCCCCTCGTCCGGAAATCCGCCGGAGGCAAGACGCGGGATCGCCAACTCCGTGACCTTTTCAATACTCACGCCGGGGATCTTGTTTATCAGACCTATCGCACCGTTCAGCATCTTGATAAAACCATTCACTGTGCTCTCAATACGCTCAAAGATCCCGTTTATCACCTTTTTGAAAAGTCCAGAAGCAAAATCAATCACAATGACCCCGATACTCTTGAAAAGGGCGACCGCTTTATCCTTCAGCCATACGAGCCAGTTCCAGAACGGCTGAATAATATGTCCGTACACCCACGCTCCGACGCCTGAAAAGAACTGCGTTATCGGCACGATCACACCCCGATAAAAGCGCTGCGCAAGACCGGAGAAAAAATCCGTCACGGGGACCACGATATATGTATAAACCGCTTTCCAAAGAGCGGCGCATATCTCGCCGAGCTTGACAAATATCTCCCACGCTTTCACATAGATCGAGGCTATACCCTTTACAATGCCAACAACTATCTCCTTGGCTTTCTCGTATATGCGCGCGAGCACCGCGCCTATGGCTTCGAATATCGAAGAAAAGAAACCAACAACAGGCTGAATGACATTGCTGTTTATCCAGCCCGCGACGCCCGAGAAGAACCCGCCGACAGGTACAAAAATATTGTCCCATATCCATGCACCGATGCCGGACAGGAAAGCGGATATCTCGTCCCAGTTCTGTATTACAAGAATGGTAAGGTCGGTGAGCGCACCGGCAACGAGTCCGATAAGAGCACCGATACCCGCGCCTATCGGTCCGCCGCAAGCGCCGATTATAGCGCCGATGCCCGCACCCGTGAGAGTTGTACCCGTAGCGATCAGAGATGCATTGAGCCAGTTGAGTTTGTTCTTTATGGCGTCCCATATCCCCGCTGCCGCCATGGGGATGCCCGCGATGATTGCACCGACACCCGCGCCGAGTGCCGCACTCCCGAAAACTCCGCCGATCTTTGCGGCACCGCCCACGACGGCACCGCCGCCGAGCAGAGTTCCCACAAGATTCGTGCCGCTCATCCCGTTGGCGATTATATCCGCGATAGACGCGCCCTCCGTCACCGCTCCCGCAAGAGAAAGGGACAGCCCGCGCATAAAATCGGCAGCCTTACCGAGCTCCGGAACATTGAGAGCGTCTGCTATTTTCCACCCTTTGACGGCTGCACCGATGCCGAGAGCGATCGTAAGCAGCCGGCGCAGCTTATCTATCAGCTTGTCGGTCTGTTCGGTATCTATCGGCACCTCTTCGAACCTGTACGACGCACCGGAAGTGCCGTTTCCGGTACCCGACTCATTCGCACCGTTCAGAGCATTGATCTCGTCAAAGCCGAGGATGGAATTTTTCAGTTTCTTGTTCGCCCTCGCCGCGTCGTCGGTCGCCTCCGCGTATTCCTGCGACGTTTTGATGGCGCGCGTCCATGTGTCGGCTCCCGAGAGACGTGCCAGTACCTGATTGACTATGTTCAGCACGTTCACAAAGCCGTCGGTCAGCTTGTCCACAGCAGGCGCGAGCATGTTTATGATCGGTGCCGCAGCCGCCCCGAGCGAGGCGTGCAAATACCCCATAGCCGTCGCAATGGTGTCGAGCGACTTTGCGAGCCTGCCGTCTATCGCTTTGCTGTATTGATACACCTCGGCTATGCCCGTCCGGAAACCGTTCACGATGAGCGAGATCAGCGCATTCATGGCACGGTATACCACACGGCGCGTAAACATGGTCACTATCCCGCTCAGCTTCTTTTTTATGCCGCTGCCGATCTTATCGGATATCTGCTTCACGACACCGAGCGTCCCCGCCGCGCCCTGCTTTATTTTCTGCACGAGCGTGAGAGTCGTCGTAAGCTCGGAGTTCGTTGCCTCGGTCTGCTCAGACGCCGCCACTCCGTTGCCCGAAAAACCCGACGGGGCAGACGGAGCACCGCCGCCCGCCGCGCGGTTTGCCACCGCGCTTATGTTCGGCATGCGTATATCCCCGACGTTTCCGAGAGCCGCAAGACCGCTCGCCATGTCGGAAAGCTTCGTCATATCGACGTCCTTGAGGCGATCGACCGCCGTGCCAATATCCCTTATGCGGTCGGCAACGGTCTTTGAAATGCTTATCTTTCCCACGCTGCCGAGCGCCGACAGACCGTCAGCAAGGTCGCGCAGCTTTGACATATTCTCCGAACCGGAAAATATACCGTCGAGCTTCTTCATCACGCGCCCGAGCGCACCGAGCGGTTTGTTCGCACCCGTAGCCGCGTTCTGTATCTTATCGAGCCGTTCTATAAGCCTGTCAATGGCGCCGAGAGCCTTTTCCGAATCGCCGTCAATTTCTATTTTTATTGTATCTATTACTTCATCCATTACCCGCGCTCTCCTTTCTCGCCTTGCGGCGTGAATTCACTCCCGCAGCCCACGCGGTCACATGCGCCGCCGCGCGTTCCATAGCGCCCCTCTCCTTCTTCTGCTCCGTCCGGCGCGCGTCGTCACGCGTGAGCGGATACGGCTCCGCGAGATACGGGTGAGCCTTTGCGGGAGAAAACGACAGCCGAAGTATCGGCGCCGCGTCGCACAGAGCCTCATAGAAATATGCGCCCGCGAGCCACGCATCGGTGTTGCGCCGCTTCTTGCGCAGCTCCTCGGCGCGTCTGTATGCACGCGCAAGCTCCGGTGCGCCGTCGAAATACTCTGCGGCGCTCATGCCTATCGAGAGATAAAACGGTAAGTGTTTATAAAATTCCTTTGTAAAGGATACGGGGACGGGCTTTACAGCCGCGCCCCCGTCAGGGGACGGCGAGCCACTTACCAGCTCGCGCCCCACTTCACGTTTCCCTCGGATTCCTCAGGCTCGTCCATGAGAGATTCAAGGGTATCCGCGTACATTTCGCCGAGCTTTGCAAAAAGCTCGTTCTTGCCCGTGAGCTTTTCGAAAATGGCGTTGACTTTTTCCTGTTTGACAAAAGGATGATGCGCAATAAACGCACCCGAGAACAGCGCCGGCAGAGTCGATACCGGCTTGGTCCTGATATCGTCGGGGTTGAACCCCCTTTCCTCCATGCGCTCTACCGTGCGGCGGGTGAACTCAAGCGTGTACTCCGCGCCGTCGTATGTAAAGGTTATCGTCTTTGCCATGCCGCGCCTCCTTATGCGGTCGCCACGGCTATGGCGGTGGAGGGAGTCACGACCACGCTCATCTCAACGGCGCTGTTGACGTCGCCGCCCTTGACGTAGCAATCGACATAGCCCTTGAATTCGAACTTGCCGTCACTGCCGGTGGGAGTGACCGTGCCTTCCGATTCGGTGCCGCCGAACCAGATAGCGAGATCCTGCTCGGTGCCCTTCAGCGCTTTGAGAGTCGTGAAGTCGGTCTTTGTGTAGTTGGCATCAAACGAAAGGTTGTCGGTGTCCTCGATACCGGGAATATATGTGCGTGCGCCGTCGGAAAGAGTCGTAGTCTCTATCTTGTCGGGCTCGCCGCCGAGATCGGGAAAGTTTTTGATATCCACGAGCTTTTCGTAGGTGCTCCCAGAGCCTTTCTTCATGAGAAAAGTCTTATATGTGCTTATAGCCATTGTTATTTACCTCCTGAAAACTGTTTTGTTCTCCGAAATGAGTGCCGTAAATCTGCCGCATATGCGGTATTTCGTCGCGTCGTCAAGCGCTACCGGCGTACACGTGAGACGCGTAAAGCCGAGAGATTCGAGTATATCGTTCACCGCCGCAAATATCGTGCGGCACTCGGCTTTCGGTCCGCCCGACCTGTTCGAGTAAACGTTCACCTCATACATCACCTCGGCATAGCGGCAGTTCGAGCCGCTGTCGCGTGTGCGCAAATGTGAAAAGTTGTCCGCCTCTTCTATGCACACGCAGGGGAATTTCGACGGCGTCAGCTCCGTCCTGCCGTAAACGGTGATACCCGTAAACTGCCGACGCAGCTTTGTTGCCACCGCCGTAAATATTTCGTTTTCGCAGTCTATCATCCGAATACCTCCGCAGCTATCTCGGATATCCTTGCGCGCATATCGCGCCCCGCTTCGTACATGGCACGTGCGGGCGGGTTGCCGTGCGTCAGCACGACCTGACCGCGCTCAGTTGTGCGTATCACTTTGCCGTTCGTTCCCGGTTCTCCGTAATAGCCCCACAGATCGCGCGAGCCTTTGCCCTGCCCGTATGTGCCGCGCACGAGCCCCAGCTCCGCAGCCTTCGGGTGCTCTTCGACGTAATGCACGCCTGTGCCGAATTCAATAAAGGCAACAGCCTGTCCGCGGGCGGTTATGGCAAGCCGCGTGTCGCTCAGCCACTCCGGTGCACCGTCAACCGTGACATCGTTCACGCCGTCATACTGTGCGTGCTCAAATCTCACACCGGCAGTGCTGATACCGACAGCCGCAAGCCGCTCAAGGAAAATGTGCATCTTGCCCGCAAACCCGTTGCGGTATTTCTTCAGCCGCCCCGCCGCAGATGCAAGCCCCGATACCTTTATCTTCATTACGATACCTTCACCTTGCTGACCGCTACCGAAACGCTCCCGCCCGAGGGCGACGGCGCTATCTTCTTGACGATGTAGTCGTAAAGCCACTCTCCGCTGTCGTTCTTCTTCGGCGGCGAATCAATGAACAGCACCGCATCCTCATCGAACGGGCACCGCTCCATGACTATCACGCGGTCGTATTGGAGCGACGTTCCGAACTGCTCCGTCTGCGCATATCCGGTAGACGGGGATATGTTCGCCCAAAGCGGGACGGGGTCCGCATACACCGCGCGCCCCTCGCCCGTTTCGTTGCCGTACTCATCCTTTATCGGCTCGCGCCTGAGAAAAGCGGAATAAAAGAATTTCGATTGGTTTATCGTCATGCAGCGCATCGTCATCTCACCCCGAATACCGTCACCGTCGGCAGCACGCGGCGAAGCATGGAATCGGGTATCCACCCGTCCTCATACTGCCGCGATATGCCGTTTTCCGAATGCGCCGTCTCTCCTTCCGCTCCGCGGCGGTTAAGAAGATACACGGCGATCTCGCATTGCAGCGATTCGTACTTCGCGGGCACCTCGTCGGTGTCTGCCGAGCGGTAGGGAAAGGCGCGGTCGATTATTGCGCGCCCCGCGACCGAGAGATAGTCGAGAAGGACCGAGTCCTCCCAGCCGGGCTGATCCTCCGGCTTGCCCGTCATCGACCGCACGAGCGCCAGCTTCTCCCGGTCTTCCATTATGCGATCTCGAACCAGCCCTTGGTCTTGGGGTTGTCACCCTCTCCGGGAGTCACAGCCACGTAGCCCGCACCGTCGGCGGCATAGTAGGTCTTGCTCGCAGAAACGGACGTGTCGGTCGAAGCGGACGCAGTGCCCGCCGTGATCTTTACATCATAGCGCTCGTCGGTGAGAGCCACAAGGTAATACTTGCGGGTGTATATGTAGTTCTCACGGGTGTTCGCGGCGTCCTCGCTGCGGTTGTTTTTGGCTATCTGCTCGACTTCGGTGCCCTTCTTGATAAAGGCGGTCAGAGCATCGCGCTTTGCGATGTATATCGCGCCGGGAGTCGCGTCCTTCTTGGAATAGACGTTCACGCCAGCAACGGTACCCACGTAGCCGTTCTTTGCGAAAGCCTCAACATACTTGAGGTCCTCGCCCATAGCCTTGCGTATCGCAGCCATGTCCTTGGGATGAACGAGCGCATATATGCTCGCGCCCTCAAGGTTCTCGAGGTTGAACATCGACACGGCATCCGCAAAAGCGGCAAAGTCGAATTTCGAAGCAAGAAGCACGCGCTTCGCCTTCTTGATCTCGCCGTAAACGTCGCCGTTCACGGTGTTGAACATATCGGTCGCACCGTAACGCACACCGACGGGAACGATCATGGGGTCCTCCATCGCGTCCTCATCGTAGTACTTGAAGCGGTTCTGAGCGAGCTGTATCTTGTACTCGCGCTGAGTGTAAGATACCTCTATGCTCTTGGTGTTGCCCACACCCTTGGCAAGTTTCTCGGTGCCGTCGGTAGCCTTGTATATGTTGATCTTGCGGGTCATGCCGGCAGTGCCGGTGAGCGTTCTGTCGGGTTTGCAGAACTGCATAAGGTCGAGGTGTGAATTGAACTGATCTTCGACCTCGTTAGAAAGATAAAAATTGCTGTAAGGGGTGTTTGCCATCTCTTATTTTCCTCCGTCATAAATTTTTGCGTATTCTTCCGGATGCTCGTTTGAGAATTTCCACCTCTCGTCCTGCGGCATCCTTCGCAGGTCCTCAAGGGTCACGGTGCGTTCACCGGTACCTGTTCCGACGGGCGGACGTTCCTGCCCGCGCAGCATTTCCGCGCGCACGGCGCTCTCCCTGCCGGAGCTCCACGCCGCCTGATTCGCAAAGACTTTTGCTATGTTGCCGTCCGCAAGCGCCGCAGCGGTATCAGAGGCGAGCGCATCGTCGTATCCGAGAGACAGAAACTGCGCGCGATAGTCCGATACGAGCTTTTCGCGCTTCATGTCCGCAACAGCGGAACGGAGCGACTCAAGCTCCTCGTCACGCTCCTGCTTTCTGCGTTCGTCCTCCGAAAGGAGCGCATTGTGCTTGCGCTTCCAGTCTGCGGCGTCCGAGTTCGATTTCGTCAGAGCCGTCTTGAGGCGCTGCACCTCTCCCTCACGGTCGTCATACTGGAATGCCTCAAGCGCCGCGATCTTCTCCTCGGGCGTCATGGTGTCGTAGCCTTCGATCTTTGTCGTGTCGATCTTCATCATTTTGTTTTCCTCCGCGTTTTTTAGGCTGTTCACTCAGCACTGTTTTTCTGTTTTATGGACTTTTCTGTCCGTGCGTTTTAAGGTGTTCACTCACCGAAAAAGAAAAACGGAGCCGACAGACAAATGTCCGTCAGCCCCGTTTGGCTTCTCACCTCTACCCGTTTATAGAGGTCTTTGTTTTCACTTTTCTTGTGATCTCCACAATAACGAGCCGCCCGTTTTCGCGCTTCAGCTCAACGGTGTCGCCGCGTCGGAGTATCTTTTCTATCGTCTCCCACACCTCGGGAGTTATCGGAACGCTCATTTTCTCACCGCCTCCGGATAACATCGGCAGCCGATGTGCGGCGGGTCGGGATAATCCGAAACGCGGTATATCCTCCCGTTTCTCTCGCGGCAGGTGCGGCACGCCCTGTCATCGAGCGTGTGCCACCGCCAGTATTCGATCCCGCAGTCGCACAGCGCCTTTTTCGCCGCCTCGCGCGTCACCCGCACGGCATATTCGTGTACCATGCGCGACCAGAGCCGCAGCGCGGTCTTTACCTCGGTCGGCGCATGATGCGAGGCTACGAGAGCCTCCGCAAAGCGCGCAGCCTTGCGTTCGACCTCGTGCGAAAAGACATATTTCGTCACCGGGTCGTATCCCTCAAGAAGCTCGTCTACCCACTCCGCATCAATGCTTCCCGGACCGTCCGTGAGGTCGTAAGCCCGACGCGCAATGCGCAAAAATATCTCCCGCGTCAGGCGCTCGAGCTCACCGTAAAGCGACTTCACCGAGCTCATCACGTGCACCTCGTCAAAGGATGCGAGCGCCCGCACCTTCCCAAACATACGGATGTACCGCCGGTCAAGGTACTTTATCGCCTTGTCGGTGTAGTCATACATCGCCCGTTTCCTCCGGCTGTCCGTTCGCGGTCTTTGCCGCACCGACAGCCGCAGCGTCCAGCTTCCGCAGCTCCTCCGCCTCTTTTTCCGCCTGCTCCTCGGCATATTGACGGCTCAGCGTATAGGCAAGCTCCGGATCTACAAAAAGACCGCTGTGCTCGAATGCAAGCTTGGGATGTATCATGTCGCTCGCAAGCATCGTGGTGAGCACCTGCGCCTTCTCCTGCACATTTTCGTAATTGCGTCTCGGGCAGCGGATATCCACGTCGGAAAGCTCGAGCTTGCTGACCTTGAGATCTCTCAGAAGCCTCAGCGCAATGCGCAGAAAACGCTTCTCGGAGCGGCGGAACATCTTCTCCACACGCTTCGCACGGCTCTCGGCTTCCGACCATCCGTCACGCATCGTCACCGCAGCGCCCGTGTCGGAGGTGGATGAACCGCCGTTGCGGTTCGGCATCCCGCATATCGTCAGCACCGCCTGATACATATCGTCCTTGAGCGTCTGCGTCTGCGCCTGATCGAGCGCCTGCGTCAGATAAAACGCGTCCCCTTCGGACGGCAGCCCGAGACCGCCGAGCTCCTTGACCTTCTTTATGGAGTCTTCCTCGACATCGACGCCCTTCAGCACGAGCAGAGCCTGAATGAACTGCTCCACACCGTCAAGGCGGTTCGACTCAACGTTGTTTATCGCATCGAGAAGCGGAAGCACGATCTCGAACGCACCTATGCGGCAGGTGTTCGCGGGGTATTCGATTATCGGCACCGTACCGACCAGATTCACCCCTCGGTGGGTTATCACACCGTCTGTTATCTCGTAATATTTGCTGTCGGTGTAAACACAGGCGAGCTGCCGCCCGTCCGTAAGCTCCGCAACGGTCACGCCCATCATCGGACGGTGCCCAAGCTCGCGCGAGTATACGACGAACGCATCGCGCGGGTCGAGAGTGTACACCGCGAGCGGATCCTCGTCACCGCCGCCCGCGCGCGGCAGTATCATGCGGTACGCCGTGCCGCAGGTAAAGAACCAATCAACGAGCACGTCGTCGCTGTATTCCTTGTCACAGACGTACATGACGTCGTTGAGATAGTTTATCGCGTCTGAAATGTCCTTGTCCGCGCGCGCCACATACTGACACGGCTCCGCGGTCTGATACCCCGCCTTGAACGTCACTATCTCATCCGCGCGGTTCTCCACGACGCGGTTGCATATCTCCGGGCGTATTTCCTTCGTGCGCCCGAGTATCGGCTGCTTGCCGCGCCGGTAGTCGTAAAGATACTGTATCTCATTGCGGTTCACCGCGTGCACCGACAGCGCCGCAGCAAGCTCATCGCATATATTCCCGTCGTCTATCGTCTTGGCTCCGGTGTATATCACTGTGCGACCGAACGAAACATTTCCTCTGCCGTAAGCCATGCGGCACCTCCCCCGGTATGTTCTGCGTTCATGTTACCATGAACGGGACCAACTGTCAATATGACCTCACAATATTCGGTGAGTATCGACCATTATACGGTGCGGCGGAAAACGTTCATCTTCTTCGACCTCCCGAGAGCCATGTCTATTGCCATCGCAAGGCTGTCGGGCGCATCGTCGTGCTTGTTCTTCCCGAGCAGCTTGTAGGAGAACACGTTCTGCATGAAAAGCTCATAAGCCCTCGACCGCGTGCCCGACTCACGGAATATCATGTGTTCGCGCATGTCAGACGCCTTGTCCAGTATGCGGTCCGCCTTCGCCGTGTTGGGCGGCGCCGGTTTCGTCGTCAGATTTATGTGCAGACCTTTCTTTGCAAGCGCCGCAGCTACCCCGTCGCGGAACGCCGCAGTCGATCTGTTCGCCTCTATCTGCATCGCAGCCACCGAGTATTTCTCGACAGCTCCCGCAAGCAGCGGCTGAGTCACGTTCTTCTCTCCGCTGTCGTACACGACATCATGCACATAAATGTCGTCCCCGTAGCGAAAGCACACCGGAGCCGCCGTAAAGTCGCCCGCACCGAAAGCAGGGTCTACCGCCATAAACACACGGTCCGGCTCTCCCTCGGGCAGCACACCGTTGTAATACCGGAAGTCGTCCGGCGTAAACAACGCGCCCTCCCTCTCTATCGGTTCTCCCATGTATTGCGCATTCCATGACGCCATGTCGTTGTTCCTCTCAAACGACGCGCGCCTCTGCCGGTAGTAGTCGGACGAAAAGCCCACGCCGTAATCGTAGTCGAACCGGCTCTCATCCCTCTCATCCAGCGCAGACAGGTTTATCACACGCCACCTGCGCCGGCGGAACCTCTCATCGTTCGAAAGCAGGTCGATGCGCAGCCCCGCCGGGTCTACGACAGACCACCGTGTGCCGCACCACAGTATCTTTGCCTTCTCCTTGGCACGCGGCAGAAGGTTGTTGTCTACCTTCGACCATGCGGACATCATCCTGTCCTTATTGAGCGCTTCCTCTATGCCGCCTATAAGGTCGTCCGAGATGAGGAATCCCGCACAGTCGCATGCGCCGTTCAGCGTGCCGTAAAGGGAGCGGCAGGTCAGCGACGGATACCTCTTGCGCCGCCCCATATCTATGGTCTCGTCCTTCGCATCCGTCCGCGCCACCGTCGCCGTCGGAAACACGTCCCCGTATCTGTATGTCACAGGGTCCGTTATCACCTCGAGCACGCCCGAATACATCGCCCCAGTTATCGTGTCCGAAAACGCCGAGTAAAGATTCGATACCTCCCCGTTCCTCCCGATTATCCATGTGAGCAGGAACATAAGCACCGTCGTCTTCCCGACACGCGGCGGCATGGATATGAACAGCTCATCAAGGCGATCCTCCGCAAGGTCCTGTATCGCATCCGCTACCTGACGCAGCACCCGCCGTCTCGGCTGATAAAACCGCTCCCTCGGCGGTCGGTCTATCTCAAGATACAGCATGTACGGGTCAAAAAAGTGCGGCGCGTCAAACAGCAGCGTCTTCCGGTACAGCTCGTAAAAGGCTCCTATCGAACTGCCGCCCCCGCGTATCATCCGCACAACGTCCCGCCGCAGTTGCAAATTCGTCTCGTGCGCCGCCGCAAAGTCCGTCTCCTCAAGGTTGCGGCAGAGCTCAAACAGATCTCCGTATGCTCCCACGTCTCCCGGTCGCCGCTCTATCGCAGCCCGAACGCGCGGTATAAGTTCTTTTTCGGTCATTTTCCCTCTCCTCTGATTCTTTGAAATGAAATAAAAAACAGGGACCGTGACGCTCTCGCATCACAGCCCCTGTCGGCTTTCTCTCTCCCGCCCCGTCGCGGGAGACTTGATATTCAGTTTTTTATCTGTCGGTGTCCTTGTCAATGTTGTGCTCTTCCGACGGCTTTAGTATCGGCTCGTGCACGCCTTTGACCCACGCGGCTTTCTCGCCGCCGTATCTGTAAAGCCCTTCATACACTTTTTTGTTCTCGTAAATGGTCTGAACAGTACTTATCGAAAATTTAGTGCCGCTCCGATTGGTTTTTCCTTCGCTGTTGAGATGTTCGACAATAGCTTTATATGTCGCGCCCTCTTCGTCTTTCATTCTGAATATCGTTCTGACAATTTCAGCTTCCGACGGAACAACGACCATTTGATGATTTTCGGCTTTGTAGCCAAACGGGGTGCGCCCTCCGCTGTAGCCGCCTTTTGAAGATTTCACACTGCGTCCCGCACTCGTGCGCTTGTTTATATTTTCACGCTCCATCTCGGCGCATGTCAGAGTGAACGCCTTGAGCATATTTGCAAAAACGCCAAACTGTCCAAAATCCTCGCAAATGCTTATCAACTCTACGTTCTTACGAAGCAACGCTCCCTGATAATAGAAATAAATATTTATGTCTCGTGCCACTCTGTCCGACTTTGCAACGACCACAGCCTCATACGGAGGATTGCTGACATCTCCGTAAACGATCTCGTCAAACCCCGGACGATATTTTGCTCCGCTTTCGCCCTCATCGGAATACCATTTGAGAATATTCATATCATTCCTGCGGCAGTAGTCTATGATCTGCTCTCTCTGCGCTTCAAGCCCAAATTTGTCATCTCCGAGCTGTCCATCGGTGCTGACTCTGATGTATGCAACTACGTTTTTCATGCTTTCATCCTCCGTTTACGATAACATTATATCATAATTACGGCTACTTGTCAAGCGTTTTTCGTAATTATTCTTTTTGTTTTTGCGGGTGCAGAAGGGGCTAACCCCGCCCGAGGCTCCCGCGGCATATCCCCCACCGGTACCCGCGCCGCGCGGCGGGGAGCCTGAAGCACGGGCGCACGCGTCCGGACGGCAGGAGATCGCCGCGCGGGGATCGCCAACGGCACGCCGCACGAAAAAAAATAAAAAAATTACGAAAAATCTTGATTTACCTATTGACAAATACGATAAATCGTGATATAATAATACCGTAATCGAAAAGCGGTTATAAACCGGCAGGAGGGAGCGAGGAAGCATGAGAATGAAGCGATTAATATCACGGCTCATAGAGTGGCTGAAAGCCCACGGAATGAGCGCCGCCGATATACTCCAGTGCATCGAATACATAACCAAGTAAAATAAAAAAAGGCTGTCAGCGTTGCAGCGCATAACAGCCAAAGACAAAACGAAGGAGGGGCGAAGAGCCTGCCTGATTCGCTCCTCCATTATAACACGGCAGGCACGAAAAGTCAATACCTTATGGAGGATTAAAAAAATGAAATCTATCAGCATCGACAA